CAATAATTCAGAGATAGAGGAAAAAAGAAGCCGTGAGTTAGCGGTGAACAAAACCTTTTCAGACATAGCTGTGGCGATGAAAAACGCGGGGCTTCAAATGGATGCGAAATACTTTGAGGAACAAACGGGAATACCGACCACACCAATTGCGGTTGAAAGTCCTATTAAGTTATCCAACTCGATTAAAAACAAGCTAGAGAAAATTTATAATCGTTGAACTACTCTGATAAACAAATAGAGGCTTTAATTGCAGGCATTTACGATGGCTCAATAACCGAACGTGAACTGCCAACAGATTTATACTTTGCCATTGCGGAGTATTTAAAAAAGGGTTTGTACGAAGGGTTTGGAGGAACTGAAATAAACTTCGCAGGAGATACGCTTACTTTATTGGAAGACTTACGGGAAAACATCTACTTATTTTCGGGTGCTAAAACCTTTCAAACGGTAAAGGCTATGGATGCGATGCTTACCGATGATGAGGGGCTACGGTCTTTTAAAGACTTCAAAGTATTTGCCCGTCAAGAGTACGATTTATACAATGAAACGTGGGCGAAAACTGAATACGAAACAGCGATTGGACAGGCGCAAAACGCGCATAATTGGAGCAACATAGAAGCGGACAAAGAAGCACTTCCTTTGCTTAGATACTCTGCTGTCATGGATGCAAATACAAGCGAGATTTGCGCTCCGTTGAATGGAACGGTACTTCCTGTTGACGACCCTTTTTGGGATGTATTCTCACCCGAAAATCACTACGGGTGCAGGTGCTTACTTGAGCAGCTAAGCGAAGGAACTGTAACAGTCGCAAAAGAAGTAAAAGAACGTGCAACTTTGGTCGGAGGTGAAATGAACGATGCTTTTAAGTTTAATCCGGGCAAAGAACGTGTAATATTTTCAGAAGAACATCCATATTTCGATGTGCCAGCAAAGGACAAAGGATTTGCAAGTAGAAACTTTGATTTACCAATACCAAGCGAAGATGGCGAATAGTTTCAATTTTGATAGGGTTATAGCAAACGTGGCGAAGTTGAAACAAACATTGCCAAAGATTGTAGCGAATGAAACGAAGAACTATTTTCTCAAATCGTTCGAAACAAGTTCTTTCGGAGGTAAGGCATGGAAAGAGCCAAAGCGAAAGCAAATGAAAGGCAGTTCACGCAACCAGTCAAAAACGCTTGTTCAAAGTGGAGCTTTAAGAAGGGCGGTTGCTCAAAGTTTAGTTTCAGCAACATTTGAAAGGATAATGTTTAAAGTAGATGGAACTGTAGTGCCTTATGCGATTGTCCACAATGAAGGCTTACGCGCGGGGCGTGGCGCAGGGTTTCAAATGCCGAAACGTCAATACATGGGGCAAACAAATGAACTTTCGAACATTCAAATACGAACGATTATAAACCAAATTGATAAAGTATGGATATGAATTTCAAACAAATTGACAAGGGCGTAGAATTTATCGTGAACTTTTGCGAAGTGCAAGCGAAGTGCGCCCACAAACACTTGCTATGTATTTGGGCGAATGGTCGTGAGGTGGCAAGAATTTACGGGAACAGTTTAGCGGAATGCAAATCACATCTTCCTGAATCATATAATTTTTTACAATGGCAGTAGATAAATACAAAGCCATCGAGGACAAAAAACAATTGATATCCGAAACTAAAATGCTTGGCATATCATTGGATTATGGCGAAGCGTTCAACTACCCTGTCAAGACATTGAACAACGGCTCACGCGAGCATCATGAATTCATAGCTACTAATTTCACGCGATTGAGAACGATAACCAAAGACGAATGGCAAGCATAAAAGCACCAATATTGGATATTATCGCAAAGATTGAAACGGTCACAGACTTTCAATTTGTGCGTATATTCAATAATCAGTTTGACCAAATAGAAGACGACAACGGGCGCGGTTCACAGACGTATTCGTTCCCGTTCCCGTGTGCATTTGTGGAAGTTGTATCGCCTGCAGATTATAGCCAACTTGCTTTAGGTATTACAGCATCTGATATTACTTTCAGAATTCACATAGGACAAGTGGAATACGATTCTATGGACGGGAAAATGGAACAAAATGTTTCAATATTCGACTTGAAGGATAAGCTAGTAAAGGCATTGACCTACTATGAGCCAACAGCCTGTGGAGGGCTTATGAAAATAGCGGAATCACAGGACTTTCAGCATACGAACGTCTATCACTACGTTGTGGACTTCATCTGTCATTTCATTGACGATACAGCGGACATGAGGCAGTACGATATTGAGAGCGAACCACCAACGGAATTAGATTTAACAGTTGAAATAGTAACAGAAATATGAGTAGAACAGTAGCGGTAATTCAGAAACAAATCATTGATACAATAGCATCCGACCCAAATATGGTCTACACGGATGAAAATAATATTGTACGAAACATAACATACAACACATCAAACCGTGCCATGTGGAGGGCTTGGACGCATGTAGTAGCCGTTTGTGTGGCTATTTTGGAGCAGTTGATGGACGTGTATCAAGCGAGTATTGAGGTGTTGGTAGCCAAGTCCGCAGCGGCATCTTCTGTGTGGATTCAGTCAAAGATGTTTGATTTTCAATACGATTTAACCACACCGCAGATAGTGCAATTGATAAACACAATTCCAGTTTACCCTAATATCGACCCGACCAAACGAATAACAACAGCCTGCGCGGTTAGTGTCAATATAGCCAACACGGTGAAAATTAAAGTAGCAAAGAGCAATCCATTTCAAGCGTTTGACAGCTTACAATTAGCATCGGCACAGGATTATATTGACACCATAGGCGATGCCGGCATAGACTACAATGTAATTTCATTGGATGCGGATAGGCTATTGATAGAAGCGAATATTTACTTTAAGGGGCAATACAGCGCGATAATTTCGAAAAGTGTTATTGATATGCTTAACGCATATTTGCAAAACAATTCTATAACAAACTTTGACGGGGCGTTGAAAATGTCCGACCTAGAAAATGTAATTAGAAGCGTGGATGGAGTTTTAGATGTTGTTTTAATTAATGTTTACGGACGGGCAAACACGGCCAGCCCACCACCCGCCACTAATTACATTTTAATCCAAAACCAAACTTTAGTAAACAGACTTTATAATCCGGTTGCAGGATACATGGTGCAAGAAGATACTACGGGGTACACATTTTCAGACACGTTAACTTTCATCGCTCAATAATGAATGAAAAGTTCGACATATTATTTATAGTGATTTTTATTGCGATAATGTACTTAGCAAGCGGGATAGACAATGGGTAGATACGATATAAACTACAAAACGGAAGGCAAAGAATTGATGCCACCTAATAAGCGCGATGTGTTTAACATGGGGTTTATAGATGCGTTTATGTCTGCCCTCCAATATATCCGCGATAAGTTCCTTGGTGATTATCGAGTAGGCTCGTCTTATCCTATTTGGATTGGCGGCGTAGGTTATTTGATAGGTCAACGGGTTACGCATAAACAAATCGTTTATGAAAACTTGGTCCAGTACAATTACGAAGAACCGCCTTTGGCTTCATGGGTTGAAGTATTGCCATGCTTCATTGGCGTTGATACTCGAATAAAGTTCAACGGGCAAAGATTGGTTTTAGAGTATGCTTTAAACACACGTTTTAATACTTCGTTTCGTCAGCCTCCATTGCAGAGCGATATTTACATAGGCAAAAATGGAGTTTCATTGACAGGCTTTTTAGTAGGACAAACAATAGGGTCAACGGTTGCCCAAAATGATATTGCTTATTATCCGCAATGGGTAGCTGGGATATATAATCAATACGACTTAGTGGTTTATAAGGGGCTTCTTTATTTGTCCCTCACAGGGCTAAACAACACGACTATACCTTCTAATTTTTGGCACCCAACGGACGTAGTGGGTGTGCCGTCAATCTTTCAAAGGATTTCAAACTTTACAATTTACATACCAAGCGCGGTGTATGCAACTATTTCTGAAATGGAAGTACGGCAATACGTTGACCCGTTAATCCCCGCAGGTTTATTTTACACAATCGAAACATACTAATATGGCAAAGAAACTAATCACAACACCTATTTCGGACACGGCTCAAATGCCGATAAAAAAAGGGACGCTAAAGTTTTTACAAGATTCGCACTTTGAAAACGTGGCAACTATTATCAAATCCATGCTTGGTTCGGCTTACGACCCATCAAAGGCGTATATCCTTTACGGATTGAATGTTACCAATGTGAGCACGACATACACCTACACAGACGGGGCTATTTTTTACGGTAATACGGTTTACCAAGTGGATGGCGTTACCATAACAATCAGCGGGGGTAACGTAGCTGTTTTGAATTTAGCCGTTACGCAATACACAACGGATGCCGACCCTGTTACCTTTACAGATTTAACCGTTCACAACGTCCACAATATCATCAAACTAGCCATAACAGCAAGCACAAGCGGACTGCTTTTGTATTCTGATTTGATTCGCCCTGTATTGGACATATCAACCGAAACGGAACGCGCTCAAAACGTGGAAAATTCAATCATCGCGAATGTTTATCAGCTGAAACAAAGTTGGGCAACACGAAGTAACATATCGGATGTGACTGCTATCACGGGAACGGCAAGCATTACAGGCTCAATTATTCGCTATAAAATAAACGGGCAAACAATGTATTTGAAGGCATTGATAAACTTTACAGCAACAAGCGGTTTCGCAGCGTTTAAAGTGCTTTTACCTTCGGGCGTAAATTATATAGGCATACCGACAAGTATAGCCGACAAATGCGTAGCCTTTGATTCAACAACGGAGGTTACTATGAAAGCAGTTTGCAATGTTTCAGATACTACTATTATCACAATGCAAATGCCAAACGGTACGACCTTCACGGACGGTAACGTATGTTCCGCTTATATTTCCATGACCATAGAAATAGCATAATGAGTTCAAGCCACGAAAGGAAAGTAGTAGGGTATTTAGATCCGATGGTGTACAACAGGCACAAGGCTTACCTAGAGGCAAGCGAAGGAACCGTGACCTCCAGCGTTGTGGTGAATGATGCTCTAAAGGAATACTACGAAAAGCGGAGAAGCAAGTTTCAAACGAATGAGAAAAGGCGAGCGCACCAACCGGAGTAGGTTATTTTTCCATCGGTAGCCATCCGACATATGGTTCGTAATAATATCTAATTTCTTTTGGCCTCCCTTTTTTCGCCTGTTTAGGATTCAATGTAGGCAAATCATTTAAAAAGTCAGCATATTTTTTATCAGGGTTTCTATTAAAGTAGTTGCTAATTATAGTGATAGTGTACTCCCTACTCCTATCTAAAAAACACGTTCTACAAAGCGTACTTCTTAAGAATAGAGGCGATTCACACCGCCTGCAATGATAAATCGGTTCATCTTTTTTGATGTATGCCTTTTGTTTCATCATTTGACTTTTGGACAAATATAATAAAGGTGTGCCACTTTCCTAATTTGACTTTCGTTTGACAGTAATTTTACATCAATGAATTACTGCATCGACCCAAATTCTGACGAACCAATTATGCTTATTGACAGGCATATTGGCTTTGATATTGAAGAAGGGATGGGCGTTGACGGAGCGGAGTTCGCTAAAGAATTATTGCTCCTTGACACACTAGGCAAAAAGAGAATCCAAGTTTGGATTAACAGTCCGGGCGGTGTAGTAATGGATGGTTACAACATCTACAACGCAATTCTAAAAAGCAATACTAAGGTCGATACTTATTGTATTGGTATCGCGGCCTCTATTGCAGCAGTAATATTCGAGGCGGGTCGTAACAGATGCATGCAAGATTTCGGAGTCTTGATGTTTCACGATGTACACGGGGGCGAAAATTCAGAACAACTAAACAAGATAGGGGATTCGGTTGCTGTAATGATTTCAGCACGAACAGGAAAAACAGTTGAGGAAGTAAAAGCCATCATGCAGAAAACTACATGGTTATCAGCAAGCGAAGCGTTTGAAATTGGCTTCTGTGATAAGATAGAGGCAAGTTCTTATCAAAACCAAAAAAGAGGCGTAGCAAGCGACACAAGGGCTATGTGGAAACAAGGCGCGGCAGTTCTAAACAGCATTTTAAAATTAAACAACAATAAAATGACAAAGGTCACAAACAAGCTAGGGCTTAACCCTGATGCTATTGAGGATTCGATTGTAGCATCAATCGAGGACTTACAAAACAAAGCCAAAAACGCTGACAAAATCAAAGCGGAAATCGAGGCGAAACAAAAAGCATTTGACGAAGAAATGGATGCTTTGAAAGCAGAATTGGAGGCGTGCAAAAACAAACTTGCAGAGGTTGAAAATTCAGCGAAAGTAGAAGCCGAAAAAGCGTTGGATACTCAAATCAAAAACAGCCTTGAAGGGTTTGTTAAAGTTGGACGTATCACAAACGAATCTATTGCTGAATGGACTGAAACAGCAAAAACAATCGGGTTCGAGAAAGTGGAGAACATGATTAAAAATCTTCCATTGAACAAAGTAGCAAACAAACTGCCGGAACTATTGGAAGTTGAAATTCCAACGAGTGCAATGTCAAAAATGGCAGAACTTCAAAACAAATTAAAAAACAACAAAAAATAAAATAAAATGGCTTTAACAATAGCAGAAGCAACGGACTATTCGGGAACGTACGCATCGTACTTTTGGCTTCCCGCAACCTTCGCAATGGACACCGTAAACAAAGGTGCGGTTTTCGTTCAAGACGGAATCAAAAAGAAGCACAACATTGACCGTATGGACTTTAGTCAACCGTGGCAAGAGCGCGCGGCTACACCAACATCGCAAGGAACATTTGCTGTGACGGGTCGCGCATTGACACCAGCGGATATGATGGTTTACTCGGAGTTCAACCCGCGTGACTATGAAACTTCGTTCTTAGCAGAACAACTTTCTAAAACCTTATTAGCGCGTGAATTACCTGTAACAGCAGAAACCTACATGATGCAAATGGGGCTTAACCGTTCTATGGAACAAGTTGAATCTATGATTTGGATGTCTTCGGTAGACTATACGGCACCAATCGGTTCTTTAGGTAACGGACAGTTGAAGTTTTTTGACGGGTTCTTGAAGAAAATGGTTAACGATTCAGCAGTTCAAAAAGTGGCTTCCCCTACTACATTGTCTGCATCGAATATCATCGCTGCAATGGATGCGTTAATTAATCTTTGTGCATCAAACAAGAAAGCACTTTTAAGCCGTTCAAACAGATTTGACCGTTTGAAATTCTTTGTTTCGGTTGAAACTGAACAGTTCTATCAAACAGCATCTTTAAACTTTACGTTTAAAGGCCAGCAGTTTCAATCAGGGCAGGCGTTACCGTACAAAGGTTATCAGGTTGTTACCCTTGCAGGTTTGCCAGCAGATACAATTTTATTCTGCGAAGGTTTGCCTGACACATCTTCAAACTTATATGTAGGGATGAACTCAACAGAGGACAACCGTTTACAGTTGCAGAGATTACAGAACAACTCGGAACTATTTTTCTTGAAAGCATTGGCCAAATATGATGTACAGTACGGCTTCTCTGAAGAAGTTTTCTTGTACACAACTTTGACAGCAGCATCATTCACCGTTTAAAAATCAAAAAATGAAAAAAATATTTTCTATCATATTCTTATTCGCTTGTCTTTTTGCGGGGGCGCAATCGACCACACCACGAACCGGCAACGCAACAAATGTCGACAACACATATCGCGTATTGTCTTATAAATTTCTAAGTGTAACCGATGCAGTTGGCGTTGACACGGTGAAATTGAATACTACAAAGTATCACACGGAGGTTTCTATACCGTCTTTAACGGACAGTCTTTGTGTGCAGTTTACATCGGTTGCAAACGCTTACTACGGTGACGAAATAAACTTCCAGGTTAAAAATTCAGCAGGCGGCACAAAGCTAAAGTTTATCGGTTCTAATTTTCAAGTAGGAAGCGGAACGGCAACTTTAACGCTAACAGCTAGCAAGCGAGCAAACATCAAGTTTATTTTTGATGGTACGACTTGGGTTGAGGTTTCAAGATTAGTGCAATAATGAAAAATTCAGAAATAGCAGAATACGCCTTTTCTGAATTGCCACACGTCAATGAAGTTTGGGTGACAAGTGATGGACACTATCACTTACACCCACACAAAGGTGGCGAATTATTCACTAGAGGCGCAGTAGTTGAAAGCACTACACAGGAAGAATCAAAGGTCATTAAAACAAAGAAAAAGTAAACAATGGCTCAGGCAGACATCGTATTTATAGAGGGACAAGGGGGACTAGGCAGACCGCTAACGGGTGAAGACTTTATTAGTGGTTTGCTTTATTACACAGCCGATGGTAATTTACCAAGCGGTTTCACAACAACATCGAGAGTAAAAGCATTATATAGCGTAAACGATGCGATTAACGCCGGAATAAAGAACGATTATTCGGATGCGGTACAAGCTATATTTATCACTTCGTTGACACGTGGCAATACGGGGGACAAAATCACAATCAAATACACCGGAATAAACGGAGTTGTTTTAGATTTGGGGACATACACTCAATCATCTACCGACACTACACTTGCATTATTAGGCGCGTCAATCGCTTCCTTTATCAATGCAAAGACTTATTTACATGGTTGCACGGCTCAATGGAGTTCCCCTGATTTGGCTATCTTCATTCCAAAGAATCAAGGTATTTTCCCAAACACAGGCACACCATTAGCTATAACAGTAACTGGAGATTTGGATTATACAACGCCTTCACTAGACACAGCAGGCGAGGCATCTAAATTGGCGATATGGCATTATCACATTGCTGAATATTTCCGCAAACAACCTAAAGGGCGTTTGTTTGTTGGATTTTATGCAGTACCAACCACTTACGACTTTACCGAAATCACTTTGATACAAACATTTGCACAGGGTAAAATTAGACAAATAGGTATCTACTTAGGTGGTGAGTGCCATGCTTTTACAAGTGCGGATTTGACGGCTATTGACTTGGAAATAAAAACCAATAATGATGCCGTTCATAAAGAACTTTCCGCTTTGTATGCAGCCGACCTTTCGGAAACTTCCGACCTTACAACACTTACAGACTTAAACACTTTGACAGCGAATAAAGTTACTGCAATCGTTTCGCAGGACGGGGCCGGGCTTGGAGATTTCCTTTGGAAAGGTACAGGAAAATCAATCGCAACATTAGGAGCGCACTTAGGCGCGGTTGCTTTCGCTGCGGTTTCAGACTCTATCATGTGGGTGGATAAGTTCAATATGTCCAACGGCACAGAATTAGACACGCCTGCTTTTGCAAACGGTGTTCTTTTGACAACTGTAACACAAAACTACATCGACACTTTGGATTCGTTAAAGTACGTTTTCCTTGTTCAATATGTAGGACGCACAGGAAGCTACACAAATCATTCATACACGGCAATCGCTTCTACATCGGACTATTCTCGAATAGAGAACAACCGTACAATAGATAAGGCTCGCAGGGGGGTTTATTTGGGATTAATTGGTGACTTAGGTTCCCCATTGGTTCTTAATTCAGACGGTACATTGAAAGATACAACCATTGCGGTTTTGTCCAGCGATGCGGAATTGAACTTAACGCAAATGGTAAGAGATGGTGAACTATCTGCTGTTTCGGTATTAATCGACCCGACACAAAATGTCCTTTCAACTGGTAAACTTTATGTAACTGTAAACTTGTTACCGATAGGAGTAGCGGAAGCGATTCAGGTAAACATTGGCTTCGTAACATCAATTTAAAAATCAAATGGCACTAATAAACGGAGTAAATTATTCATGGTCAAACATTACTTTGGTTCTTTTTGGAATCCCTGTTGTAGGCATCACGAAGATTGAGTATAAGAAAAAGCAAAAGAAAGAAGACAATTACGGACTAGGCGCAGAACCTATTTCAAGAGGTTACGGAAATAGCGAGTACGAGGCGAAAATCACACTTTATAAAGACGAGTGGAATAAGATTATCGCAGCGGCACCAACGCGCGACCCATTAGCGATTCCATTTTTCGACATTCAAGTTTCTTTCGGAGGTTCGCGAGTGACGGCTTCTTTGGATGTTCTTAACGCATGCGAGTTTTTAGAGGACCCGTTCACCATTGGCCAGGGCGATACTAAAGTAATGATTGAACTTCCTTTGGCCATTGCCGGAATTGAACACAAATATTAATCATGGCAGAGGAAAAAGATATTAACGAAGTAATTGAAGCGCGCGCTGAAGAACTTTCTACAATTCATAATTGTAAAGTCCATCCGCTACTTTTCACAGACCCCGAAACAAA